TTAGCAATAGAACTAGAAGAGATTTTAAAAAGAAACCTAAGGTTACTTACAAACTTGTTAAGGGTATATTACAAGTAGCTACGTTTACTTTACCAGGGATAAGAGGTCCTAAGATAGTTTATAAGGGTGCTAAAGCAGCACAAAAGTTTGTACAAAATCAAAAAGTACAAAAACAATTAATAGATAGACAAATGAGAAGAGCAAAAAAAATGGCAGCAGGAGAGGATATAATGGCTGATGGTAGAAAACTATCTGATGTTATGAAGAAGTTAGGAGTTAAGCAATGAGTTTTAAAGCAGAGATAGAAGCAATAGTTGGTGACATAGATAGCCCTGATTACACAGCACAAGCTACATTATATTTAGTAGAGGGTGTGAAATTTGTAACAAAAAGTTTAATGTCTATACCAGATATAGCTAATAGAATGACAAGTTCTACAACATTAAATAATTCTCCTACAACTATGAGCACTGCATCAGTATTGGAGATTGTAAGTGTTACTAGAAATGATGGCTCACGTGATAGAAAAGCTATTCAAATACGACCAGAAGATGCTGGAGATTACACAGATGTTAATAGTATTTATTATACAAGTAAGTTAGACCCTAAGTATTATATAGAAAATGATACATTAAATGTAATACCTACCCCTGCTAACGGACAAAGTGCTTTAGTAAAACATATAACTCCAGATACATCTGTAGGTTTATCTGATACATCTATTGACAATTTTCCAGATGAATTAGAAAGAGGTGTAATATTATATACTTCTAGAGAATTATTAAGATATATTATGAATCAAATACGTAAACCTAATGTTGCATCTGGAACAGACTTAACAGCTGATATGGCAGCAGGTTCTATTGATACAGATGCTGATAAAAGAGATTATGATAAATACTTTGATATATCTATGGACTTTATAGCAGATGAAGATGCAGAGTTAGCAACAGTTATGATGCAACAAATATCAACATATTTACAAAATTATCAGGTAGATTTACAAGCTGATACACAACAATACCAGTGGTATGAAAGTCAGTATGTAAAAGCAACGCAAGATTTAATTACATTTATACAACAATATTTACCACAAATACCACAAGGAGTACAAGATGAAGCTTCAGCAGATGGTTGATCAAATAAAAAAACATCATCCAGAACTTGGTACTAATGAAATTATACATTTATTAAATCAAGCTTCAGATGAGTTCTGTCAAAGAACATTAATATTAGACGAGGCAACGCAGTTTGATACAGTTGCTGACCAAAGATTTTATGGATTGAAAGATTCAATATTAGAAGTTAAATCAGTAGACTTACAAGATGCTGATGGCAATGTAAAAGAAATTAAAAGATTATTAGGTAGACCAGAATATAGGGATATAACATAATGCCAAATTATAGTAGAGTATATACAAGAACAGTTAAACAATATGTTTATTGGTTTGAACGTGATTCAATAGGTATTGCATTATATGATCCACTAAGAAGTGAGAAGAACAGATTTACATCTGTTGATGCAGCATTTACAATTACATTATTTTATCATAAGAAAGCAGACCACTTTAATACATTAGATAGTGGTAGCTCTGCAATGACAGAACAAAGTGAATTACCAGGTCAGTTTCATCAATATCTAGTTGATAAAGCTATATCACTTGGTTATGAAACTAAACCAGATATGATACAAATGGCACCATACTTTAATCAGAAGTTTGAAAAAGGTATTAAAGAAGGTAAAACATTTGCTAATAGAGGTAGAGTATCTGGTATGAGAAGTGTAAAACCAACTAATTATTAGGAGTAGTAATGCCACGTAAACGTTCAAAGATGCCAGCAAGAAATAAGAAAAATTTTAGAGCAACTAAAAAAGGTGCTGGTATGACTAAGGCTGGGGTAAAAGCTTATAGAAGATTAAACCCTGGTAGTAAGTTAAAGACAGCAGTTACTGGTAAAGTAAAAAAGGGAAGCAAGGCTGCAAAGAGACGTAAATCATTTTGTGCTAGATCTTTAGGACAAATGAAGAAGTTTCCAAAGGCAGCAAGAAATCCAAATTCAAGACTAAGACAAGCACGTAGAAGATGGAAGTGCTAGGAGGATAAGATGCCAAAAGGACCAGGTACATATGGAAGTAAGGTAGGAAGACCTAAAAAAAAGAAAACACTTAAAAAACCTCTTACAAGAGCAGCTGTAAAAGGGAAAAAATTTATGAAATCAGCACTTAAAAAGAAAGCTGGTAAAGGTGTAAAAGGAGTGAAACCTAAAAGAACAAAAAGTACTTTAACAGCTAAACAAAAAAGATTACCACCTGCTTTACAGAAAAAAATAGTAGCAGCTAAAAAGAAAGCTGGTAAAGGTATAAAAAAGGCTAAGAAGTAGTATGGCTAAAAATACACCAACAAATAAAGCGTTATATTCAAGAGTAAAAGCAGCAGCAAAAAGAAAGTTTAAGGTTTATCCTTCTGCTTATGCTAATGCTTGGTTAGTTCGTGAATATAAAAAACGTGGCGGAAGATATAGAAAAGGTAAGTAATGGCTAAAGGTGGAGGACTAACAAAATGGTTTGCCCAAGAATGGGTAGATATAGGTGCCCCTAAGAAAGGGGGAGGTTTTAAAAAATGTGGTCGTCCATCTGCTAGCAAAAGTAAAAGAAAATATCCTAAGTGTGTACCTGCTGCTAAAGCTGCTAGAATGACAAAAGCACAAAGAGCTTCAGCAGTAAGAAGAAAACGTGCAAAGGCACAAGGCGTTGGTGGTAAACCTACCAATGTAAAGACATTCGCATGAGAGGTTTAAGGATAAAAGAAGCCAGACATACAAATGGCAAAAAGAAAACTAGACAAGGTAATAGTGTTAATACAAAGTTTGGAAATAAGATGAGTAAAAAATATTACGTAAAAAAGTATAGAGGTCAAGGTAGAAATGGCTAATGCTTGGAAGAAAGGAAACTTTGGTTTAGCTTCATTAAGTGATATTAATGTATCGTTTGATAGTCTACACCAACATTTTAATGATAACACAGATGGTAATTTTACAGACATACCAACACCTGATGGGAAGGTTGATGATGCAGTATTTACTTCAATACCAGCACCATTAGGGAAGGTTGCTGAGCCAACATATACTAATGTTCCTCAGCCAAATGTACCAACTTATAGCGACATAGGAGTGACAACATAATGGGTGGAAGTTTAACAGGACCAAATAAAATTAAAGATGTGTATAAAAAAATTGTTTTTTATGATGACAATAAATTAAAAATTGATAACGGTACAGCTGATGTAGTGATTACAGATGCTGATAATTTTGGAGAAGATACCGTTGCAGAATTAACTGATACTAATATTACTAGCCCTGCCGATGGTGCAGTGTTAAAGTATGATGCAGCATCAGGTAAATGGATAGATGATAACGACATAAATGGTGGAACATTTATAGGATAAGGGGTAAAATATGAGTAATAGAATTAAGATTAAAAGAAATGCTAACTCAGACTTTGATGCAACTACATTACCTTCAGGGTTGCATTATGGTGAATTAGCACTTCAAAATAAAGACAGTCAATTATTTATTGGTAGAATTACAGCAAATGATCAAGCTGATAGTGCAGCAACTACTGTGCATTTACCATTATTGTCTGATTTAACATATGGTGATGGTATATCTGGAACAATAGCTTCTGGAGTTACTGACAATAGTGCAACAATAGCTTTGGATATCGGTGGTATTTCTACAGCAATAACTTCAGGGCTACATGATTCACAAGATCATTTTGCAGTATCTGATAATGGTAGTTTAAAAAAGATTACATTTGCTAATTTAAGAAATGAGATATATGCAGATGTTAGTGGTGATGCTACAATAGCAGCTGGTGGAGCACTTACTATAGCAGCAGATTCTGTTGAAGGAACAATGTTAAATACTAATGCAGCAGATACTACTACATTAGAATTATCGAGTGATACATTATCTGTATTAAAAACACCATATGCTTTAACAGCAGGAGCTGGGTTATCTTCAGCAGGTGGAACTTTTGACGGTGGAGCAAACAGAAGCTTTACTGTTAGTGCGGCACAAACTGGCATTACAAGTATTCATAACGGTAGTTTGAGAGTTGGTAGTGCAGCAGATGACCATTATTTAGACTTTCAAACTGACAATGAAATTAGATTAAGTAAACATGGTGGTACTGTATTTTTAAAAGTAA